ATGTATTTACAGATGCTGTAGAAACTAAATATATTGTATTTAATAATACATCTGGTTCACAAACTTTAACTTTTGGTCCAACTGGTGGAACTGGTGTAACTCTTAAACAAGGTGCTAAAACTATAGTATATACAGATGGAACTACTATGGTTGATGTAATGGCTGATCTAGGTGATATAGCTATGACTTCTGTAACTTCTTCAGGGAATGTTGCTGGTACAAATATTAATGGTTCAGCTGTTATTTCAACTGGTAATGTTTCAGGTACAAATTTTAATGCTACTGCTAATGTAATTTCTATTGCAGGATCAGCTCCTAATGTTGCTTCAACAACAGCTAATGCTGATATTCTCTTATCTCCTAACGGAGTTGCTGGAAGAGTTACATTTAATGGTGGTGGTAAAATTCAACAAACAGCTGAAAAAGTTACTACAGAAGCAACAGCAGCTACAGGCACTGTTAACTACGATGTTTTAACACAAGCTGTATGGAACTTCACTACAGATGCTTCAGGTAACTGGACATTAAATATTAGAGGTGATGGTTCTAATTCATTAGATTCAATTATGGACACCGGAGAATCAATTACTATTGCACACATTGTTAAACAAGGTGGAACTGCGTATTACAATTCAGCAGTTCAGGTTGATGGATCAAGTGTTACACCAGAATGGCAAGGTGGATCAGCACCAACAGGTGGAAATACTAGTTCACTTGACGTTTACACATATACAGTTATTAAAACTGGATCAGCTACATTTACAGTTTTAGCTTCTCAAACACAGTTTGCATAATAGGAGGAAATTAATAACATGCCATTAATTGGTACATTCGGAGCTGGATCAAAAGGCGGCTACGGTCGTGGTGGTAAACAATTAATTCCTGTTAATTATTTAGTGGTAGCAGGAGGCGGTGGTTCAAGATGTTTTTCTGATACATCAAATGGTGGTGGTGCAGGTGGCTACAGAGCCTCTGGATATGGGCCTGGATGTTTACAAGGATCAGCTTTAGAACTTGCAGCGGGATGTTATACAGTTACAGTCGGTGGAGGAGGAGCTAAAGGTTCAGCAGGAGTATCTTCAACATTTGACACTATAACTACAACAGGCGGTGGAACAGCAAGTGGTGGTAGTCCTACACCGGGAGGTTCAGGTGGTGCATCAGATGGTTTAGGTAACGCTGGCGGATTTACACCACCAGAAGGAAATGATTCAGGAAACAGTGGAGGTGGTGGTGCTGGAGGTGTAGGTGGTAATAGACCAGGTCCAACTCAAGGTGGAGTAGGGGGTGTAGGTGTACCTAATTTAATTAACTGTGGTGGAACACCTTTTTCAAGAACAATATTCGGAGGTGGTGGTGCTGGAGGATCAGATCCGCCAGGTAGTACACCGCAACCAAACGATCCAGGTGGTGGACCAGGAGGTGGTGGAGTAGGGGGTGCAAGAAGTAGTGATGCTTCAACTCCTGGTGCAACTAATTCTGGTGGTGGAGCTGGTGGACAAGGAGCAAATCTTTCTGGTGAAAGTGGAGGTTCTGGATTTGTGGCTGTAAGAGTTCCAGGTTGTTTTTCTTTATCTGTAAGTCCTGGCACAAATGCAACTGCAACTCACCCAAGTGGAGACAAGATAGCAACCTTTACAGTTTCTGGAACATTGACTATTTCTTAGTATTTACTTTTGTTTTAAATAATATTAAATAATATTAGAAAGTAAGTATATGAACTTAATAAATTATTACTGGTATTTTCAATCAGCTATTCCTGAAAGAATTTGTGATGACATTGTAAAGTATGGTCATCAATTACAAGATCAAATAGCAGTGACAGGTGGATTTGGAAATAAGAAATTAAATCAAAAAGAAATAAAAGATTTAAAAAAGAAAAGAGATTCAAATATTGTTTGGATGAATGATCGTTGGATTTATAATGAAATACATCCTTATGTTAATCAAGCAAATCAAAGTGCAGGTTGGAATTTTTCATGGAATTATTCTGAGTCTTGTCAATTTACAAAATATAAAAAAGGACAATACTATGATTGGCATTGTGATTCTTGGGATAAACCTTATATAAAAGAAAACATACAGGATCCATTTCACGGAAAAATTAGAAAATTATCTGTAACAGTTACTCTATCTGATCCAAAAGATTATAAAGGTGGTGAATTAGAATTTGATTTTAGAAATATGGATCCAGATAAAAAACCTAATATTAGAAAATGTACAGAAATATTGCCTAAAGGATCTTTAGTTGTATTTCCTTCATTTGTATGGCATAGAGTATGTCCAGTGAAAAGTGGTGAAAGAAATAGTTTGGTTATCTGGAATTTAGGATACCCATTTCAATAAAGGAAAAATATGAAAAAAAATAATAAAAAACAATCAGCAAGTCCTCTTGTATATCCAAAACAATTAGCAAAAGAAGATTTATTTAAATGTCCTATTTGGTATGCAGAAGAAAAAGGTTTTGTTAAATCATTAAACAAAGCATCAGATCCATATATTGAAGCATCGAAGAAAAATTTAAAAGAGACAATAGATAAAAGAAATAAGAAGTTTGGAAATAAAGGTGATATGGGACATGTGTTTCATTCAACATCTTTAATAGGTGATCCAAATTTTGCAGAACTACAAAACTATGTAGGAGCAACAGCTCATAATCTATTATTAGAAATGGGTTTTGATTTAACTAATTATACTGTATTTATCACAGAGTTATGGGTACAAGAGTTTGCACAAAAAGGTGCAGGCTATCATAGTTTACATACACATTGGAATGGTCACATATCTGGTTTTTATTTTTTAAAAGCTAGTGATGCAACTTCAATGCCATTATTTGAAGATCCAAGACCTGGTAATTTAATGAATCTTTTACCTGAAAAAAATAAAATGAATGTAACTTATGCATCTACACAAATTAATTACAAAGTTAGTCCTGGCAAAATGATATTTTTTCCATCATATATGCCACATCAATATATAACTGATATGGGTTACGAACCATTTAGATTTATACATTGGAACTGCCAAGCAATACCAAAAGGAGTGTTAAATGTCGTTTAAAAAAAATAAATATACTGTTGTAAAATCTGCTATTTCATCAGAGTTAGCTTCTTTTGTTTACAAATATTTTTTAAACAAAAGAGAAGTTGCAAGATTTTTATTTGATGACAAATACATTTCACCGTTTACCACTTACTTTGGTGTATGGAATGATGACCATGTTCCAAACACTTATTCACATTATGGTGACATTGTTATGGAAACTTTATTGCAAGAAATTAAACCTGTAATGGAAAAACATATAGGATTAAAATTAAGTGAAACATATACTTATTCAAGAATATATAAAAAAGGTGATGTACTAACTAGACACAAAGATAGATATTCTTGTGAAATATCAACTACTTTAAATCTAGGTGGAGATGAGTGGCCAATCTATTTAGATCCAACAGGTAAAATAGGTCAAGCAGGTGTTAGAGTAGATTTAAAACCTGGAGACATTTTAATTTATTCTGGATGTGAATTAGAACATTGGAGAGAAGAATTTAAAGGTAAAAATTGTGCTCAAGTATTTTTACATTATAATAAATTAGGGTCTAAAAAAGCTAAAGAAAATTACTTAGATAAAAGGCCTTTACTTGGTCTTCCAGAGTGGTATATAGGATTTACAAAATCTAAAAAATAGTTTATAATATAGACTTGTACGGAGAGTTCCACCACACCACTCTCCGTGCTTTTAATATATATATTATAAGAGGTTATAAATATGGCACATTTCGCAGAATTAAAATCAAAAGTAGATCCAACAGGTTTCACTTCTGATACACATCAAATTGTAGAAAGAGTTGTTGTAGTAGGAAATGATATTTCTACAGCAGCGGGACCATTAGGTGATAACGATATGCACGTTGATGGAGAAACATGGTGTCAAAACTTTTTCAAAGGAGGAAGTTGGAAACAAACTTCTTACAATTCAAATTTTAGAAAACAATATGCAGGTATTGGTTATGTATATGATTCAACAAAAGATAAATTTTTATTACCACAACCTTTCGCATCTTGGTCACTAGATTCAAATGATGATTGGCAAGCACCAATCACATACCCAACAATCACGAACGATGAGGCTGATCCATCTGTTTGGAAATATATTATTAAATGGAATGATACAAAATATCAATCAGATAATACTAAAGGTTGGGAAGCTATCAGATCAAATGATACTTCCGAAACACCAACAATATATGATTGGAATGGTACATCTTGGATAGCTTCTTAAAGCATCTAGAAAATATTAAATATCCTATCAAACAACAAAAACAAAAAGAACTGTGGGATATAGAAGGTATTATTAAAAATAAATCTAATCAATCTTTTAAATTTGATTTAAGACCTATTTCTAAACACGGAAATGAATTAGGAAAAAAAGGAAACACACAAACAAAAGCCGATAAGATGGTTTTTGATGTTAAGGATCAGTGGATTATTGTAGATATAAAGGAACTT